TTATTTTTGTATAAGTATATTTTCTAAAATATTAACAGTATCATTTTTCATTTTATCAGTTACATGAGAATAGGTATCCATAGTCGTAGCAAGTTTTGAATGCCCTAATCTCTCTTGAATATCTTTGTTATTAGCTCCAGCTTCTAAAAGCATAGTAGCATGAGTATGTCTAAGTGAGTGAAAGTTAAAGTTTATACCTAACTCATAATTTACAACTCGGGATAAATATTTAATACTATCAGTAGTTATGTGTGCTCCATTTTCTTTAGTACATACAAAATCAGAGTCGATATAATACTTACCATACCTTAATTTATTTTCTTTTTGGTACAATTTATGTTTCTTTAATATATTTATCAGAGTATCTCCTATAGCAATTTTTCTATTTGAGCTTTTAGTTTTAGGAGTACCGAGTTCAAATATACCTTTTCCTTTACTTATTAGAGTATGGTTAATTTTTATAGTTTTATTATATAGATCTATACTACTCCATTGCAGGGCTGTAACTTCTCCACCACGCATACCAGTATGAAAAGCAATTTGAAGTGGTATATAAAAGTTACTTCCTACAGGAAATCTATTAATAATCTTATTATAATCTTTAATAGAAATTATTTTTAAATTTTCCTTTGAGCTCTTTGAAGTGTTATCTTTAGGCAATTTAACATATTGCATAGGATTTTCTTTTATAAATTGATAAGGATATACTGCTGATTTTAATGCTCCAGAAAGTACTCCATGAAAGCTATCTATACTAGATCTAGATAATCCACTTAAGTATTTTTGATTTATAAACTCTTGTAATACAGCTGGAGTTAATGATTTAAGCTTATATACACCTAAATATGGCTTTATGTGATTTTTTATTATTCTTTTATAATATTCTTGTGTATTGTACTTACAATTTAGAAGAACATATTCCTTATACCAATAATCAAAATAATCAGCTGTTGTTATATTACTTTCATCTATAACAGTGCCACTTTTTTCATACTCATTTAAAGCAATTCTTAAAGCTTCCTGGGCTTCTTTTTTAGTTTTGAAACCTCCCTTCTCTTTTCTTTTTCTTTTACCATCAACTATTCCAAGATCGAAATAGTAACTCCATGTAGAACCTCTCTTACGAGTTCCTCCTTGCATAATTATTCCTCCTTTTGAACTTATGTTCGATTTAAATGCAAAAAATATATACTTAATTTAATTTAAGTCAAATTTGAGTTTTAAATATTTATAGTCAATACCTTCACAGTTAGCTACAACTTCAAGACAAAAATTTTCATATTCATTTAAAAGATTGTCATTTATTAATAATTCAGCTGCAAACATATCCGCTTCAATTTCATGCTTATTTTGATTAAAAAAGGTATTAGAGTTATTAAAATAAATATTGCTTTTAGTATGCATAATTGCATGACCAAGCTCATGAGCTATACAGAATAAAATTTCTTTTTCAGACAAATTTTCATTTATAAAAAAGACTTTTTTCTTTTTGCTATACACATAATTCCCTCTAACATTTCCTAGAGGCTCAACGTAAACCCATATACCTAATGCATTTGCAATTTCAAACGGATCATTTGTACCATATTTTTTTATTAGTTTCTTAACTAAGTTTTTAATGTTCATTATACACCCATCCCCTTTTAAAACTTCTATTACTATTTTTTATATTTATTGGGGGTATATTTTTTCTTATTATATATTCTTACATCAGTTAAAAACTTTTCATAAGCTAATTTTAAGTATTCCTTATCCTCTTCATCTGCGGGAGTCCCGCAAAATTCTACAGTAGAAAGTTTATCAATATTAGCAATCATTTTTTGAGCTTCTTTCTCTATATCTAATTTTTCTTTGCTAGTTAGAGGTAAATCAGGTTTATTAGTTTCACGTAATTCAGTACCAAGCAGATAAGCAAGAGTTACACCAAAGTAATCTGCAATTTTTTGCAATTTGTCTTGTTTGGGAGTGCTTCTACCTTTTTTCCAATCTGATAATGTAGATGTAGCTATTCCAGTTTCCTTAGCTACCTTGTAAGCTGTAACACCGTGTTTTTGTAATAATTTCTCAAATATATCATACATTTTGGGCTCTCCTTACTATTACCGTAAAAAAATATTTAAGAAAACTTAAATAAAACACTTGACTATCTAAGAAATACGGATTATACTTTAAACATAGCTAAGAAAACCTAGCTAATGTGTATCATATACACTAAGAAAGTCTAATGTTACGGTAATGTTATATATATTTTATTCTCAACAATTAAAATATATCACATTTCCGTAATAGTGACAAGTATTTTTTACGGAATGGGGGGTGAAAATTTGTATCCAAAATTCGTCAAATTATTACAAAAGCATAATACAACAGCATATAGGGTAGCTAAAGATACAGAAATATCAACGTCAACTCTGAGTGATTGGAAGACTGGAAGGAGTATTCCTAAGGTAGATAAATTAAAAAAAATTGCAGATTACTTTGGAGTTTCCATAACATATTTTTTAGAAAATGACACGGATGAGAATTAAGGAGGCAAAAATGGAAGATTTATTATATACAGTTCCAGAAGTAGCAAAAATACTAAAGGTTGATCAACATAAAGTTTATGACCTTATAGATAAGAAGATAATAATAGGTCTAAAACTAGGTAGACTTAAGGTTACAAAAATAGAGTTACTAAGATTTCTTCGAGACTATGCAGGTAAGGATTTATCAGATTTAGACAATATAAAAGAATTAAATTAGTATTCAAGCAGCTCCAACGTGAGGGTAAAGAAATTTAAGGAGGAATGAATTTGGATAAGTTAATACCAATGGAATTAAAAAAACAAAGGATAATGACAACCGAGATTTTAGCTGAACAGTATGGAACCTATACAGAGAGAATTAGACAAAATTATTTAAGAAATGAAAAAAGATTTGTAGAGGGAAAACATTACTATAAGTTAGTCGGTGATGAATTGAGGAGTTTTAAAGCAGAGTATCTAAATGATACTAACCTTAAGTTTGCAAAAGAACTTTTACTTTGGACAGAAAAAGGAGCAGCAAGACATGCAAAAATTCTCGATACAGATGAAGCATGGGAAGTATATGAAGAATTAGAGGAAACCTATTTTAAGGTTAAAGGAAATGTACAAGCATTGAATACTTCTCAGTTAAGTCCAGAGTTGCAGATGTTTAATAAACTATTTGAAGCAATGGCAAAACAAGAACTAGAAAATAATCAAATCAAAGAAGAAATTAAAGAAACTAAAGAGAGCATACAAGGCATACGTGATGTAGTTGCTATTAATTCAACAGACTGGAAAGTAGATTGTAAAAGCTTAGTCATAAAGATAGCTAATAAGTTAGGTGGCTTCAATCATATACAAGATGTTTATAAAGAAATTTATTCTACTTTAGAAAAAAGAATGGGAGTACAACTTAACATCAGGCTTACTAATAAACGTAGAAGAATGGCAGATGAAGGGATTTGTAAGTCTAAAAGAGACAAACTAAATTATATTGATGTTATTGCAGATGATAAAAAGTTGATCGAGGGATATGTAGCAATAACTAAAGAATTAGCGATTAAATATGGAGCAGCATAGGAGGATTTAAAAATGAGTAAGATGATTACGACAACGGATACTTGTATGGAAATTAATACTACAACAATTCTAGTAGTAGAAATAGGGACATTAAGTTTTGAACTAGATGAAAGATTTCCTTGGATAGATGTTTATAGTGTTGGGGGAGAACATAAAGAATTTGTAACACAAATAGATGAAAAAGATATGCCAACAATGGTTGAGCATGAGGAATTTAAAAGATTCGTTCTAAATTGGTATTTCAACAATGTTGAGATAGTTAAAGAAATAAATAAGGAGGAAAAGTAAATGAAAGCAACAGGAATAGTGAGAAAAGTAGATGACTTAGGAAGAGTAGTATTACCAGTAGAATTAAGAAGGACTTTAAATATAGACATTAAGGACCCATTAGAAATTTATGTGGATGGGGACCAAGTTATATTAAAGAAATATGAGCCTACTTGTATCTTCTGTGGTGAAGTAAAAGGTGTAAAGAACTATAGTGGAAAGAATATATGTCCAAGCTGTATTAAGAAAATAAAGAGGTTGTAGCCATGAATAACTTAGGTTACCTAATAACTGGAGTAGTAAGTATTATTTTCACATCAATAATATGTATTGCAAGTTTAGTTCAATATGGAAAAGAGAATAGCGTTGGAAGAAAAGTTTATGGTGGAGTATTCTTATCCGGATTTGTAACATTAATCTTTATAACTAATGCATTCTATGAATTGGTGGTGTAGTCATGGTTATGAGAAAGCAAAGTAAAGAAGAGGTTGTTCAGACAATACTAGAGCTCCAACGAAAGAGAAAAAGAGAATATTTAGTAAGTGATGCAGACATTCATGCCATGGAAAATTCTCGAAAGATACGAAAGAGGACTAAAAATTACAAGTGGGGAGGGACTAGAAAGTGTCAACATTGCTAGATTTAAATGAAAAACTTGATGAAGTCAAAAGACTTTGTGAAGAAGGTAAAAGCATAAGTGAAGCTATAGAAATAGTAAAAGGTTGCTCCACCGACCAAAGTAAGATGCAACCTAAAGAAAATATTCTTTCTGAAATTATACCACCTGGAACAGAATTAGACAATAATGAAATTTACAACGAGGACACAAGGGACACTATTAGAGATTTAGATTATAAGGGGGAAATATAAATGAAACTATATGAATTAACACAAAACTATTTAAACTTACAGGAGTTATTAGAGGACCCTACAGTACCAGTTGAAGTTATAAATGAAGCACTTAATGAGGTTGGAGAGCAATTAGAAGATAAGGCTGAAAATATAGCAAAACTTATTAAGACTATGGAAGTTGAAGTTACAGGATATAAAGAAGAAGAGTCTAGACTTGCAGCAAGAAGAAAAAGTTTAGAAACTAGCGCTAAAAACCTTAAGGCGTATTTAGAAGAGTCTATGAGGGCAGTGGACAAGACTAAAATCAAAGGTAAATTATTCTCATTCAGTATTCAAAAGAATCCAGCAAGTGTAGAAGTCTTAGATGAAAGTGTTATACCTAAAGAGCTTTTCAATACACCAGCGCCAGTTCTTGATAAGAAAGAAACATTAATTAGATTGAAAGCTGGTGAAGAAATACCAGGAGTAATACTAAAACAAACTGAAAGTTTGAGGATTAGATAAATGGATATACAAGAGGAATTAAGAAAACCGTTTGGAGAGAATGAGGTTGAATGGAGAGTTCAAAGCTGTGGTGTATCTAATAATAAGCCATGGGTAATGGTTCTATGCTATGTACAAGCTAGGGCAATACAAAATAGATTAGATTATGTATTTGGATTTGATGGCTGGAAAGTTGAGTATAGAACAGGTTCAAATGATAGCAATATAATATGCAGAATATCGGTGAAGGATAGCCAGGGAGAATGGATATATAAAGAAGATGGAGCAAGTGAAAGTAATGTTGAACCTTTTAAAGGAGGAATAAGCGGAGCTTTAAAGAGGTGTGCTAGTAGTGGATATGGTATAGGAAGATATCTCTATAATCTTACAGAAAGCTTTGCAGAATGTTCATTAGAAAAGCCTAAGGATAACACTGGATGGAAAAAGGCTGTTACTAAAGATAAAAAGACTATCTATTGGAAGATACCTAAATTGCCTACATGGGCATTACCAAGTTCAATAAGTGATAGAGAAATTAAAGAACTAACAAAATTAGCTTCAACTGCAGGGATTTCGGAAGATGTCATAAAGCAAGTTATTGAGAAAGATTTTGGAGTTAAAGAAATTAAAGAACTTTCGAGTGATCAATACGAGCAAGTATATATGAGACTTTCTAAAAAATGTGACCCAACAAATAAAAAATAAGGAGAGGATCATATGTATAAAGAAGAGATGGACCTTAGAGCTGATGATGGTAAGGTGATATCTATCAAAGATGGTGGTGGACATATAGAAATATTTATTGAAGATGGAGATATTGAAAAACTAATCAAGTTTAGTTATAGCCAGTGGAATGATTTAACTAATTCTATAGATAGGCAATGGGGATTAAAAACCTTTGAAAACATAAGTGACAAGTAGGTGATTTCATGGCAGAAGGATGGATAAAGCTAGATAGAAGTATCTTTGAACATTGGATATTCCAGGATGCAGAAAAATTCAGAGCATTTGTGGACCTCATCCAATTAGCAAGATGGAAGGATGAAAAGTTACTAATAGGTAATGAAATAGTTAATATTCCTAGAGGAAGTTACTATACATCAGAGTTAAAACTTGCTGAAAAATGGGGGTGGAGTAGAAAGAAAACTAGGGAGTACCTTAAACTACTAGAAAGCGAAGGAATGATAATCAAAAAAGGTACAACAAAGGGTACAACGATAACCATTGAAAACTATAGGCTTTATCAAGATGAGGGGACAACAAAAGGTACATCAAAAGAACAACAAAAGAACATCAAAAGAACAACGAAAGATACATCAAAAGAACATCAAAAGAACAACGAAGGGTACACAAAAGAAGAAAGAGAAGAAATTAAAGAAATTAAAGAAATAGAAGAAGGAAAAGAAGGAGAAGAAAACCCTCCTTCACTTCCGCCCCTATCCTTTCCTACTCCATATCATGAAACTATATTTAACCAGTGGTCAGAGAGTACTTATAGGACCTGGTTTATGGATAGTGATATTGAGGATAAAGGAAATGAAATAGTTATGTTAGTTCAAACAGAGTTTGTTAAAGATGTCGTTAATGAGAAGTTTAAAGAGTACCTGGATATATTACTAGGTAAAAAGGTAGTAGTTAGACTAAAAGAATAGATAAACTGTAGATAAGGCGAAATAAATAAAATTAGAATGGAGTAATTCTAGATAAAATGTGTGGCCACACCTCCTGACGAGGAGGAAATGTTAAATGTTAAAGGACTTTATTTAGTGGAATAGGTTCACCTGAAAGAGCCTTAAAAGATTTGCAAATACCATATGAGTTAGTTGACTTCTGTGAGGTAGATAAATATGCAGTAAAGAGTTACTGCGCAGTACATGGAGTTTCAGAGGAGAAGAATTTAGGAGACATTACAAAAGTTTGGGGAAGAAATCTACCATATGCAGATTTGTTGGTTTGGGGTTTCCCTTGTCAAGATATAAGCGTGGCCGGTAAACAGAGAGGATTGAAAGAAGGTGAAACAAGAAGTGGTTTGTACTATGAAGGGTTTAGGATATTAAAAGAAACTAAACCTAAATACAGCATTATAGAAAATGTAAAAAATCTCGTGGGAAAGAAGTTTAAAGATGACTTTGAAAGTATGCTTGAAGATATAGAAAGTCTAGGATACAACAACTATTGGAGAGTACTTAATGCTAAAGACTACGGTATTCCTCAAAATAGAGAACGAGTTTTTATAGTAAGCATTAGAAAAGATATTGATAAAGGAATTTTTAGTTTTCCTAAAGGGTTTGATAATGGATTAAGGCTTAAAGATTTTTTAGAAGATGAAGTTGAGGAAAAGTTTTATATAAGCCAGGAGAAAGTTGAACAATTAATTAAAAACTTAAATGGAGATATAGATTTAAATAAACAGGTGATAGGTACATGTCATGAGAAAAATGATTTAAGTTTTGCTACAAGAGATAGGGTATATAGTAGTCAAAATTTATCACCAACCCTATCAGCAACTATGTATAAAGATGCTCCAAAAGTTTGTATGCCCTGCATCACACCAGATAGAGTAGAAAAAAGACAAAATGGCAGAAGATTTAAAGAAGATGGTGAGCCAATGTTCACTTTAACATCACAGGATAGGCACGGAGTATTGATAAAAGAATCAGTTATATTAAGACCTATCAGAACGGAATATGGTAAGGCAATTAGAAAGCAATATGAAGCTGGAGAAGTTAAAGAAAGTAGACATCATATGACAAAGTTGCAACCTAGGGAGGATGGTATAAGTAATACTCTAACTACGGTACAGAAAGATAATTTATTACTAGAACCCCAATATAGGATAAGAAAACTTACACCTAAAGAGTGCTGGAGATTGATGGGATTTAAAGATGAAGATTTCCAAAAGGCTGTAGATGCGGGAGTTTCAAACTCGCAACTTTATAAGCAAGCTGGGAATAGTATTGTAAGTAATGTCTTATTCTATATATTTAAAAATCTATTACAAACAGAAATATCCGAAATTTATAAGGAAAATAAAACATTGAGTTAATTCATAATTCAAAGAAATTAGGAGGTAGTTAAAAATGAATATAATTTTAGGCTTAGGAATAGGTGTCATAGGGGTTTTGGTTCTCATGGGATATATTACCCTAGAAAGTAAATTAAACAGCTTAGACAAGAAGATGGACAAGCAAAAAGACTATTGGAGAAATGTTGATAAGTCTATAGAGATACAAATCAATCAAATTACTAAGGAGATTGCAGAGAGAGGACAATTCAATGAAAAAGCTTTAGGTCAACTAGCACAGAATGTCGAAGCAAATAGGATCAAGTTAGAAAAAAGAATAAAAGATGAATCAGCAAAGATTATGTTTACCCCATTGAAGGTTAAATGTGATTGCAAGTAGTGGTAATAAATTTAGGAGGTATGATTTATGAACAAGGTCGTTTTAATAGGTCGCTTGACTAAGGATCCAGAGCTAAAGTTTACACCAGGCACAGGAACTGCAGTAGCAACATTTACCCTAGCAGTAAACAGAAGATTTAAAAAAGAAGGACAACCAGAGGCTGATTTTATACCAATAGTAGTATGGGGGAAACAAGCTGAAAGTACTGCTAATTACATGAGTAAAGGTAAGCTTTTAAGTGTAGTGGGAAGAATTGAAACTAGGTCCTATGAAGCTAAAGATGGTGGCAGGAGATATGTTACTGAGGTTGTAGCTGATGAAGTAAGTTTCTTAGAATATGGTAATAAGAATGAAGGACAAGCAGCTAATGATTATATGCCAGCAGATGATGACAATTCTATGCCATTTTAAATAAATATTAAGGAGGATATGCATGGATAAAATGATTAATTTAGAAACCTTTGCTAATGGAGCATTAGCGGAAAGAATGAATCAAGGGTTAAAGGAGGTGTTAGAAAATATTGCTGATAAGAATACAGATAGTAAACCTAAAAGAAAATTAACTTTAGACATGACATTTAGTACAGATGAAGAAAGAGAACTTACAGAAGTAACAATAACTGCAAAGGCAAAACTTGCGCCTAGAAGTGCAATAGCAACTAAGATAATTATTGATAAGGATCTTAATGGAGAAGTTCTAGGAACTGAGTTCAAGAAACAAGTTAAGGGACAAACTTACATGAAGGTTGACAATGAAACTGGAGAAGTGTTCATGGGTGGAACAGATGAAGCACCAAAAGAAGTAGTAAGCGAAAGTAATGAAAATGAATTAGCAGGCTTACAAATAGTAAAATAAATAAATTTTAGGAGGAATAAAAGATGATAAGTGAAGGATTAAAAGGAGCAATTGAATTACTAATTGAGGAAGGAGAAAACAAGTATATTAAAGAGGAACTTCATGGAGCTACCTATACTAATAAGAACCTTACAAGAGTTGAAGAACCAATATCAAGAGCATTAGAAACAACTACTTTAACGTCAATAGTAGATTATATCAAGGAGAATGTAGATAGTATTAAAGATGGCAACATAATAGTACATGTTATGAGCTATGACAAAGTAAGTATTAAAAAGGAATTAAACTCAGACAAAAGAAGAGAATGTGTGATGATAGCCGAGGCATTAATACCAAGTATAGTAACAGATAGGTTTATAGATCCTGAAAGATTTAATATTATGCTTCAAAGCTCATTCATAGAAAATGAAGATAGAAATAAGTTGTTAAAAGTAAGCGGAAATATCAAAGAAGAGAATGTTAAGAGCGTAGGTGATGATGGAGTAAGTCAAAGTGCTGCTATAAAGGTTGGAGTAGCAAGTGTAGCCGAAGTAGTAATTCCTAACCCAGTTATATTAGCACCATTCAGAACATTCCCAGAGGTAATTCAACCAGAGAGTAAGTTTATATTCAGAATGCAAACAGGTCCACAATGCGCCTTATATGAAGCAGATGGAGGAGCATGGAGAAATGTTGCAATGGAAAGCATAAAAGAATATCTAAAGGCTAGATTAGAAGGTTTAGACAATGTAAAAATAATATCTTAGTCTAGGAATAAGGTCATACGGGAGTACTGCTGCAAGGTGGTATTCTCATATGACAATCATATAATAATGGAGGAGTTGGATGGAAAAGCCTATATTATTCAATACAGAAATGGTTAAGGCTATTTTAGAAGGTAAAAAGACAGTTACTAGAAGAGTTATTAAGCCACAACCGATTCAACAAATACCACTTGGATTTGTAACTAGTTCAACAGATAAAAAGCATGAGGATTGCTTTGGGTGGGGAATGAGTGAACATGGTGGAATAGTAGATTATGCAAAATTACCATGTGAAATTGGAGATATTCTTTATGTAAGAGAAACATGGTGCGATACTACAAAAGATTTAATTGATGATTCAGATTTAGAAGTAGGCGAATGTAGATATATTTTTAAAGTTGATGACAATGGACACAGGCAACCAATTATAGAAGTGGATGTTAAAAGGTGGAGACCAAGTATTCACATGCCCAAAGAAGCAGCAAGGATATTTTTAGAAGTTACAAATGTAAGAGTCGAAAGGTTACAGGATATAACTGAAGAACAGTCAATAAAAGAGGGATGCAGTGGTATAAGGTGTAAAAAACCTCATAATTATAATTCGGATGAATGCTGTGGATATTGTAATAATAGTGGATATATTGAACCACCACAACTAGAATTTTTGTATCTTTGGAATAGCACTTTACAGAAGGAACAACTAGGGTTATACGGTTGGGATGCTAACCCTTGGGTGTGGGTTATAGAGTTTAAGAAGTTAGAAAGGAAGTAGTGAAATGAAATTTTATGAATTTACGACAGATAAATTTGAATATTATGCCTTAATAGGTGCTGACAGCATGGGAGAAGCAATTAAAGAATATGTAGATGAAATTTGTGATATTGAAGATGAAGAAAAAGAAAATAAACCTAAAGAATTATCAATAGGAGAGGCTATAAATCATTACCGTATAAGTGATTTGAATAATAAACATTATTTAAGAGATTTTGATAGATATACAAATAAATATAACCCTTGCTTATTGCTTATAGATGGATGTTTACTTTGATTCACAATTCAAATAGTGTAGATAAGGAGAAATAAATATGAAAGTTTTAGATCTATTACAAGATGAAATCAGAGAAGCATCTGAAATAAAACAATTGGAAACTGGAGAGTATCAATTAACTTATAACAATGAAGTTGTAAAAAGAAAAAGATATGAATTTAGAGAGTTGGATAAGGTTTATAAATGCAATAAAGGATTTGCATTAGAAGTATGCGATGGTGATGGGTTTAGCATTGATGGAGAATATAACACTATTCCAAAAGATTCTTTATGGGTTACACCAGAGGATGAAGATTATAGACTTATAGGTGGAGAAATAAGGCTTGAAAATGTAGATCGTCAATGGATTGAAATAACTAAAGAAACTTTAAATGAACATTTTAAGGAAGTGTAATTCGCAATTTATAGTAAGTGTAAAGATTTTAATAAATAAATGGACACTTTATTGTGTCCATTTATCAATATATACTTGACCATCACCAACTATTACAATTCTGTGTTTATCGGTAAGAGGAACTAGATTATACTTAGGGGATTTAGGTGTTAGATATAAGACTTGTGTTGCAATAAGTTCTTCATCAAAAACGATAGCATAAGTACGATCATTTGAAACGTTCTGAATATAATACAAGCTATCTTTTGAAAAATTAAAATCAGATATGCTATAAGTTCCTTCTTTAAACATATTTTCTGCAAATGCAGTTGTCGTAATGGATATATTAAATACTAATGTCATTAAGATCAATAGTATAACAGTAAGTTTTTTCATATCATTAACCACCTTTCAACAGTAGTTTATGTAGTTGAAAATATAATATGCAAATTTAAGATTAAGTAGGATAAATTGTTCTTTGAAAATTGAATAGTACGGGGTTTAGATATATATAGAATGATACGATTAATTAATACGTGATTATATTACTTACTAATTAAATAATTTTTTAAAGGTTTATATGGTGATACGTTATGCTTAATAAAATATTAGATTGTATGAGGAATGGCAAAATGGATAGTAATGTTTTAAATCTTGATTATATTGAATTCAAAGATGATGATGAGGCGGAATCTTGGGGAAAGAAGCACTATAATGTATGGTCTCAACAGTATAAAGAAAATATGTATGTTGCTAAGAAAGTAATAACTACATCTTGCATGAGTGCAAGTGTAGAGTGTTATTGTGGCTATAATTATAGACAAATTAATGAATATTTAAGGTTTGGTACAATTGAAAATGAAAGTACATTATACAGGGAAATGGCATATACATTATCAATTATACTAAGTATGGCTCCGAGAATACCTGATAATGTTATAGTTTATAGACTAGTGTGTGATGAATTTATACACAAGTTAATACAAAATAACAAGGATGAAATACCAACACAAGAGAAAGGATTTATAAGTACAAGTTTAACCAGAGGTATAGTTAAGTCAGAGGAATTTTACTCTAGCCACAAAAATATATTAAAAATTTATGTTAAGGCAAATACAGTAGGTATTTATGTAAATTGCATAGAAAGAAGAAGTGAACAAGAATTACTTTTATATCCTAATGGTTATTTCAAACTTTTGAAAAAACCATATAAAGAAAATGGTAAAATAATATATGAATGTGAATTGTTTTATTTTTAATACTTTTTAAAACTACCGTACTATTCAAATGAATATGCGGTATTTTTTTATTCAAATTTAATGAAATAAAGAAGGAAATAAGTTATGAAATTAATAGATTTTTTAGAGAAATATATATTTACAAGTAATGAAGAGGAGGAGGAAGAAGATGATGATAGTAGTCAAAGGGAAGATAAAAGGGAAAGCTAGACCAAGAGTATTTAAAGGACATGCTATGACTCCTGAAGATACAGTTAACTATGAGAATTGGGTAAGGATTAGTTACAGGGAGCAAGATGGAAAATACTTAGATGGACCAATTAAAGCTAGAATAACAGCCTATTATCCAATAATGAGTAGTTACCCTAAAAAAAGAGTAAAGGCTATAAAAGAAGGATTAGAATATCCAACTAAAAAGCCAGATGGAGATAATATTGCAAAGATAATTTTAGATAGTTTAAATGGAATAGCATTTAAAGATGATAGTCAAATTGTAGAGCTTACTATACTTAAGAGATATACAGAAGAACTGGAGAGAGTTGAGTTTGAACTGGAGGAGATAAAGCTTGAATAAAGAACTATTTAGAAAAACAGAAGGAGCGCTATATAATTATAAAACACTAATTGCAGAAGTAGAAAACTTAAAGATAGCAATAGCAGAAGAAGAAAAAGAGTATAAGGGATGTTCAGCTATGACTTATGAGGAAAAGACAGCTCCAACTAATAAGTTTAACTCCACAGTAGAAAATGAAGTAATGACTAAAGAGAAACAATTAAATAGGCTCAATGAAGAACTAGAAATAAAGCAACTATCAATTCAAAGGATTGAAAATGCATTGGAGCCATTAGTAGATAGAGAAAAAGAAATAGTTGAATTAAAATATTTTAAAAAGTTAAAAACATGGGAAATGGTAGGCGAGAGAGTAAATCTTAGTGGAGATTATTGCAGAAATTTAGGTAAGGACATAATCGAGAGAGTATCAAAGATATTATTCATAGAAAAATGTATATAAAATATATATATTATCTACGGATTATTTATGGATATTGGGTGTAATATAGTAGATAGGGAAGTAAAGTTCTTATGGATTCCCTCTATAAAATAAATAATTACCCTGCAGATTAAGTCTGTGGGGCAATGTGGAGATATAACCCTAATGGTAAGGGAGCAACTTGCTAAGTTGTTAGTAATCGAGTAATCGGTGTATAGGTTCAAGTCCTATTATCTCCGCCATTCCCCATAAACCCCAATATAGAGGCACTTATAGAAATATAGGTGTCTTTTATTGTATAATTATGGTAGGAGGGGTTGTAATGAAAAAAATAGGGAGTATTATAGGCTTAGTTTTAGTGTTGTTAATATTTTGGGACTTTTTCTTTAACAACATGGTATTACTTACAAAGTTTGGAGTATGGGCTACTAATATAATTATGAAGATATCTCAAAAGTTTAGCGAATGGTATACAGATGCTTTTATGAAGAGCATAGGACAATAACACCTGTTTACTTTATTTACAAATAGGAATAGAATTGTAAATATAAGGGGGTGAGAGAATGGACAAAAAATATATAAAGTACTTTGAAACGTTAGAAGTTGCAGGAGATAAGATTTTAAATTCGGCAAAGTATTTTTCTGGTGACCTTGGTATAACTTATAATGAAAGGTTAAGTCTAATTAATAAGGGATTAACAGAATATAGAGGTAGCTTGATTTTGCTCCAAAATGTAGACGTACCAGATTTGGTAAAAGCAGAACATATCAAGTTGGTAAATGAATGGAATAGGTTTATAAAAGTAACAGAGAATGAATTTGCTGAGATAACAAATAATAACAATAAACATAGGCTTAAAGAAATAGTTATAGAAACAGAGAATACAAGACAACCAATAATTAAAAACATAGTTAATGTATGCAATCTTATCGGAGATAAAATAGAAATAGAACTGAGAAAATAGTATTTAAGAACTCTATTAATTAGGGTTCTTTTATTTTATGCACAACATATTGTGTATCATGTGGACAAGTATACTATATATTGAAAGTGAGGTGGCATTATGGCCAAACTAACACCAAAACAAAAGACATTTTGTAGTGAGTATTTAATTGACTTAAATGCCACACAAGCAGCAATAAGAGCGGGATATAGCCCAGATAGTGCAAAGGAGATAGGTTGTGAAAACTTAACGAAACCTAACATACGCGCATATATAGACAAAGAAATAGCTAACAGATCTAAAAGAACTGGAATAAATCAAGATAGAGTAATAAGAGAACTTGCTAGGATAGCATTTGTTAATGCTAATGATGTTATAAACATGGATCAAGCAACCTTAAAAGTAGATGCAAGTGAAGATGATACTGCTACAATTGCATCAGTAAAGGTTAAAACTATACCAACTAAAGAGGGTGAAGGTGTTGAGAGGGAAATAAAGCTTGCTGATAAACTTAAAGCATTAGAGCTCTTAGGTAAGCATCTTGGAATGTTTAAAGATAATATAAATATAAATGCAAATGTTAATAGTACTAAGAAGTTAGATTCAATACTAGAACAGCTAGGTGATGATGACAATGAGTGATGATTATAAGTTATCACCTAAATATAAAGCATTCTTAAAGCATGAAGCACCAGTGGAATTTTTAGAAGGAACAACAGCAGCAGGAAAAACAACAGTAGGAATACTTAAGTTTATGTTAAAGGTTGCTAAGTCATCTAAGAAAATGCATGTTATAGCATCCAAAACAACAGGTGTATGTGAAAAGAATATAATCCAAAAGGAATATGGAATAACTGATGTATTTGGAGATTTAGTAAAGTACAACGGTAATGGTGATAAGGATAATAAGATACCACATATTAGATATCAAACACCTAATGGTGAGAAGATAATCTATATACTAGGTTATGATAACGCTGACAAATGGAAGATGGCTTTAGGATCACAATTCGGATGTGTACTTATAGACGAGATTAACACAGCAAGTATAGAGTTTGTAAGAGAGATATGTACTAGAAATGATTATCTTATGGCCACACTTAATCCAGATGATCCTAACTTAGATATTTATTCAGAATTTATTAATTGTAGCAGACCTTTAGAAAAATATAAAAAGGATGTGCCAGTAGAAATATTAGAGCAACTCAATTCAGAAGAGAAGCCTAATTGGACCTACTGGTTTTTTAGTTTTAATGATAATGCATCTTTAAGTGAAGAGGATATAGAGAAAAAGAAGTTAAGTGCTCCTAAAGGTACTAAACTTTATAAGAATAAGATACTAGGTTTAAGAGGTAGAGCTACAGGATTAATCTTCTCTAACTTTGAAAGAAAGCCTCATGTAGTTAGTAAAAAAGAAGTTAAAAAGCTAATAAGAGATAAGAACAACAAGAACCAGGAAGAGTATTTTATTATATTTACAAGTGGACTTGATACAGCATATTCTTCAAATAGTCCTGATACTATATCAATGAGCTTTATAGGTATAACTAATAAGGGTAATTGTTATGTGCTTGATGAAAAGGTATATAACAATGCTAAGTTAGAGGTGCCGATAGCTCCAAGTGATACAGTTAAGAATTATATAGATTTCTTAGAAAGAAATAGAGCTGAATGGGGATTTGCTAAGGATGTATTTGTAGATAGCGCTGACCAAGCCACAATAACTGAGTTTATGAAGTATAAGAGGTTGAATGGATGTATTTATAACTTTAATAATGCATGGAAGAAAACAACTATTATAGATAGAATAAACTTACAGCTAGGATGGTTTGCACATAATCAATATTTTGTGTTAGAGCATTGTAGGGAGTATATAAAAGAATTAGAAACTTATTCATGGTTAGAGGATAAGGATAATACACCAGAAGATGCTAATGACCATATGGTTAATAGTACTCAATACGGATGGTTGCCTTATAAAGAGAAGATAGGGGTGAGAAATAGATAATGTTTGATAAGTTAAAGAATGGGGTGAGAAAAGCAATGAGAAGTTTTTTAAATATACAAGAAGCACCTAATTATAACTTTATGATTCAAGAAGGTATGAACTACGAGGCTAATGCTTTTAAGAATATGATTTGGTATAGAGGTGATAGCTATGAATTAAATCAATTGTATAAACAGGTGGCAAACTATAATTATTCATTCTGGGGTAGCGTACCTACTGTAGGATTAGAAATAAGAAAGATACACACTGGACTACCTAAGATAATAGTTAATCAGCTTGTTAATATAGTTCTAACTGACCTTAACATAATAGAATTTAAAGAGATAGCTAAGAATGACTTATGGAAAGAAATTGTTAAGGAAAATAAGTTTAATAAGCTATTAGAGAGAGCCACCAGAGAGGCTTTGGTAGTAGGTGATGGTGCTTTTAAAATATCATTTGATTCTACTGTATCAGAGTTGCCTATATTAGAGTTTTATAGTGGTGAGAAGATAGATATTGTATATGACAGAGGAAGGGTTAAAGAGATAGTATTTCAGACCAACTATACAATTGATAAAGTAGTCTACGCACTTCATGAAACTTATGGGTTTGGTTATGTGACTTACAAGTTATTTAGGGGTGATAGTGAAGTTAATCTTAATAGTATACCTCAAACAGAAAATTTAGTTGATGTAACCTTTGATAAATCCTTTTGCATGGCAGTACCATATATGATTTATGAGAGTGATAAATGGGAAGGTAGAGGACAAAGTATATTTGATAGTAAATGTGATAACTTTGATAGCTTAGATGAAACCTGGTCCCAATGGATAGATGCATTAAGAGCTGGTAGAGCTAAGACGTATATTCCGGATGATTTACTACCTAGAAACCCAAATACTGGAGAGATATTAAAGCCTAGCTATTTTGATAATAGGTATATTCAAACGGAAAAGTGTATGAAAGAGAATGTTGCATCTACTATAGATACAGAGCAACCTACAATACCTACAGAGAATTATCTATCAACTTATGTAACTGCATTGGACCTATGTTTACAAGGTATAATAAGTCCTTCTACACTAGGAATAGATAATAAGAAATTAGACAATGCAGAGGCACAGAGAGAAAAAGAAAAGACAACGTTATATACCAGAAATAAGATTATAGAGGCAATAAGTGATATGCTACCAACGCTAATTGATTCAATATTTAAGGCTCATAGTACCTGGATAAAGCAACCGGTAGAAGATAATGTTATAGAGGTTAGCTTTGGAGAATATGCATCACCAAGCTTTGAAGCAGTAGTTGAGACTCTTAGTAATCCTAATACACCTATGAGTATTGAAGCAAAGGTAGAAGAGATGTGGGGAGATTCTAAAACAGAAGAATGGAAAAAAGAAGAGGTTGAGAGGATTAAAGAGCAGACTGGAATTGCAGTAATGGATGAACCTTCAGTACCTGGATATGATGAAGTTAATATAGATAACGAAAATAGTCTAGATGGTGAGATAGATGAACAAGAATAATTATGATATAAGAGCAATCTTTGAGAAGATGGAATTAGAATTAATATCTTCTATGAAGAGGGCCTTTTATTTTCATAAGAGAGAAGAAAAGAAGGAAGGATTCTCATGGGAACAATGGCAGCTAAGTAAACTTAGAGCTTTAGACAAGTACAGAAAAGAGAATAAGAAAATTATTGATAGTTATAGCGGACCAATACAAGAGTGTATCGACAGAGAGCTTCAAGGCAATTATAAGAAAGGTCAAAATAGAGTTACTAGAGCTATTAATAAAATAAGAGCTTTTCTGAGATTCAATAAAGGTTATGTAAATATTCCAGAAGATACCTCTGAGAAACAAAAGGTAAGAGATTATATTGCAGCACTTACAGGAAGAAAACCTAGAGTACCTCAAGAAGAGAGTTTCTTTGGTGTAAATGAAAAGAAATTAAATGCATTACAAGATACAGTAACAAAGGATATAGGTAAAGCTAGTGCTGCAGTGTTAAGAAAAATGGATGATGTATACAGACAAGTTATATATAAAGCTGAAATTAATATGTCAGCAGGAGTTAAGACATTAAACCAGGCTATAGACATGGCAACAAAGGAGTTTCTAGCTAGTGGTATTAACTGTGTTGAGTATAAAGATGGTAAGAGGGTTAATATTGCTTCATATGCTGAAATGGCACTTAGAACAGCAAGTCAAAGAGCTACTTTCTTAGGTGAAGGTAGTAAGAGGGATGAGTGGGGAATATACACTGTTGTTGTTTCGGCTCATGCAAATACTTGTGAGAAGTGCTTACCCTGGCAAGGACAAATACTTATAGATGATGTATTTAGTCATCCAAGCAAAGAGTATTTAGAAGAGAACAAAGGTAAATATAAGTTAGTAAGTGAAGCAATAGATGGTGGATTATTACACCCTAACTGTAGGCATACATTAACAACTTACTTTCCAGGTATAACTCAAATACCCCAAGCACAAGATGCAGAAGAGGCCTTAAGTAATTATAGGGCAGAGCAATATCAAAGGTATATCGAAAGGCAAATAAGAAGATGGAAAAGAATTAAAGAAGGTACTTTAGATGAAGAAAATTATAATATTGCAGATTTAAAAGTTAAGGAATGGCAAAGTGTAATGAGAAAACATATGGAGAATAACAAGCAATTACGAAGGGATAGATTAAGGGAGGAGTTATTAGTATGATAAGTATTTTTGTTAATTTAGTTTTATTAATTTTATTATCAACTTGTTTTGTGGTTGATATCAAGAAAATAAAAAGTAATAAGGAAGTTATTAAAGCTTGTAATAAAGTAAATGAGGAGCAAAAGAAAGCTAATGAGATATTAGATAAGGATGTTACTTTACACAAAGAACATATAGAAGAGCATAGGTTATTGAAAAATAGATTAGATGCGGTAAATAGAAAGTTAACTATTTTAAATAAAGCTAACTATAAAAAATATTAGGAGGAATTTAAAAAAATGAGAGAATTAAGAACAATTCAAAAAAGAGAAAAATTAAATGGAGTATTTGCGACGGATGAAAAGGGCAACGGTGGAGCCAACCATGTGTATGATATTAACTACGAATCGTTTCCGGTAGGTGAGGCTAAAGAAGTGCATCACATAACAACTATAAAGTTCCAAAATGGAGCTAGAAATGAAGATAATTCCACGCATGGGGTTATAGATAGTGACTTACTGGAAATAGTAAGAGACAGGCTAAAAGCTTTCCAAGCTGGACCATTCGCGAGTAGAGAAAATGCTGTTGCTTTAACTCATATTGAAGAAGCACTTATGTGGATGAATAGAAGAGTTGAAGATAGGATTGAAAGAAATGTATTAGGAAGGAATGAAAAATAATGAAAAACACAGTAACTCAATCATATGTAGATGCACTTTTTAGAGAAGCTGATAAGATAGAAAAGGTTGTCTTTGATAAGTGCTTAATAATATCAATACAACTTCCTAATGGTTTTATAATTACAGAAAGTTCAGCGTGTGTTGATCCTATGAATTTTGATAGAGAAATAGGGTTTGAAATATGCAGAGAAAAGATAAAAAATAAGATATGGGAACTTGAAGGGTATAAACTTCAAAATGAATTATATAACACAACTAAACAAGCAGTATATTAATCAAGTCTTAGGAAACTAAGGCTTTTTATTATGCCCAAAACTCTTAAGGCTTTAAACTGTGAGGAATAGCTGACGAGCTTAAACGGATTAGTGGACAACACTTTAAAATGGGAGGTAATTATTATGTTAAAAACAAAAATGTTAGTCGATTTAGGGTTGTGCAGGTATCAACCATTACTTTCACCAGATGATGGAACTGGAGCTGATGGAAATGGTGGTGCTCCTGAAGGAGGTGAAGGAAGCCAACAAGCTTCATCTATTGACTATGATAAGCTAGCGGAAATAATTAATAAAGGTACTCAAAGTAAGGAAAATTCTATATTGAAATCTTACTTTGAACAACAAGGAATGTCCCAAGAGGATATTAGCCAGGCTATTAAAGATTTTAAAACTAGTAAGCAGACTAAAGCACAAGAGCAGACTGTTACATTAACAACGCTTCAACAGGAGAATGAGCAATTAAAAGCTCAGATAGTTAAAGCTAAGGTTGATGATGTAGCTTACAAACAAGCCTTAGGACTTGGAATTGAAGCTAATACAATTCCTTATATTACTAAGTTAGCAGACTTATCAAAAGTAACCAATGAAAAAGGTGAGATTGATGAAAATCTAATAACAGCTGCACTAAATAAAGTGTTAGAAGATGTACCTCAATTAAAAGGTACTAATCAACAAGATAATAAAGGGTTCCAACAAATAGGTGCTGGAGCTAATGGGTCAAAATCAAATGCAGAAGATGCTATATCTAGTATTTTCGGCAATAAAAAATAAGAAATGGAGATGATTTTTAATGGCAGTATACAGTTATGCTGAACAATTTGAAAGAGAATTACAACAAAAGTACACAAGGGAGTTAACTTCCTTTCTATTAACTCAATCTAATCCAGGAGTAAAGTTTATTAATGCACAGACAATTAAATTACCTAGATTAACTTTAAGTGGATATAAGGATCACAACAGAGGTGCTATGGGATTCAATACTGGAACAATAGCAAATGATTGGGAACCAAAGAAACTAGCACATGATAGAGATATCGAATTTGCATTAGATCCAATGGATATAGATGAAACCAATTTAGTTTTAGAAGTAGCAAATATCCAAAATGTATTCGAGGAAGAGCAGGCAATTCCTGAGAAAGACTCTTACAGATACTCTAAATTATATGCTGAGGCTAAGACTTATGCAGCTAATGGAGCTGTGGTAGATAATACTGTTTTAACTGCAGCTAATATATTAGACTGGTTCGATACTCAAATGGAAAAAATGGATGATGCAGGAGTTCCAAGTGAAGGAAGGATACTTTATGTTACTCCAGCAATGAATAAGTTACTTAAAAATGCTAGTGGGTTATCTAGAAATATTGATGTAACTTCTAACAATGGGAAAATAGACAGAAGAGTTTACTCTTTAGATGATGTTAATATCATTAAAGTACCAAGTGCAAGATTCAAAACTAAGTATGATTTTACTAACGGTTGTGTACCTGCAGTAGATGCAAAACAAATCAATCTTATCTTAGTACATCCTTCATGTGTTGTATCAAGAGATAAATATGCATACATGAAGCTATTTACTCCTGGTACTGACTCAAGAACTGCTGATAAGTATGTATATCAAAATAGATACTACTCAGATACTTTCTTAATTCAAAATAAAGCTTGTGGTATTGCAATAAATGCTGAAGCGTAAAATATAGGAGGAATGATGTATGAAAGCTACAAAAGGGAATAAAGTTTATACAATAGATGAAACTCAAAAAGAGTCTTATGCTGCACAAGGTTATGACATTGCAGATGATGATGGTAATATAATTAAATATGGAGCTGGAAAATCTGTTTCCTATGAAAAGTATAAAGAATTAGAAGATAAGAATATAGAACTTGAGAAAGAGATTAAAAAGTTAAAGAAATCGGCTAAAACAGATGGAGAAAATGAGAAGGGTGCTTAAGAGTATCCTTCTTTCTATTTAAAGGATGTGATCATATGCCTTATGTAGATGAAAATTATTATAAAACCACTTATATAGGAGAATTTAGTGAGGAGCCTAGACTTAAAAGTTTATTAGGTAGAGCTTCAAGACAAATTGACTCTATGACATATAATCGTATTGTTGGTATTGGATTTGATAATTTAACAGAGTTTCAAAGGTCTTGTATAAAAGAGGCTATATGCTTACAAGTAGACTTCGTAGGAAAGTATGGGGAATATATAGATACCCCTCTTAGTGGCTATAGTATAAATGGTACTTCACTTAGTTTTAATACTGAGTCATTAAACGGTGTTACTACTACAAGAGAGATAGTAAATATACTGAAACAAACAGGCTTTACTTGTAGGAGGATATAACTATGGGACTTAAATTACCATTTCCTAAATGGACATTAGTAACTCCAGTAAAAGTATATCAGACATATACCAATGAAGATGGTGAGCCTGTAGAGACTCTTATTTTTGATGATAAGTGTAATTACTCAGAATCTACTAAAAGAGTTAGAAATGAGAATGGTGAGCTTGTAACATTAGTAGGTAAAGTTATATGTGTAGGAGATATAGCACCTCAGCATAACAGGATAGAAGGTTATGTTGAGGTTAATGGAGTAAAGATTAATATATATAAATCTGCTAGGCCACGTAATCCGGATGGCTCTATTTTCAGTACAGAATTGGAGTTAGGATAATGAGTGTAAAGGTAACAGTTAAATTAAATCAACAGAAGATTAATACTTTAGTTGAAGCCCAGAAGAAATCTTTAGAAATGACAGGTGATGAAACTAAAAGTGATATTGTAACCTCTGCTGTAGTACCTAAACAAACTGGAGAACTTGAAAGAAGTGGATTTGTAGATACTTCTCAAATAGATAGTGGTAAAGTAGGGATTATATTTGATACCCCATATGCTCGTAGACTTTATTGGCATCCAGAGTATAACTTTCGTAAAGATAAGAATGTAAATGCTCAGGGTAAATGGATGCAGGACTATATAGATGGTGAGAAAAGAAAATTGATAAGGGAAAATTATAAAAAGTTCCTAAAAATGCTTAGTAAGGGGTTGATAAAGTAGTGTTACTAAGTGAGGTAAGAGAGTTTTTAAAAACAAAAGTAGAGTGTCCCCAGTGGTATATTGGAAAGATAGATAATAGCAAGGAACAATGTATAGGAATTTATGGAGTGATAGGACCTGCTCCTAAAATAGCTATAGGAGGTTTAGAAAATACCACTTATAATACCAAGGCTGTATCTATATTAATACATTGGACTAAGAATTGTAACACTGCTGAAATAAAAGCACAGGAAGTTTATAATTCTTTATTCGGCCAGGATGGCACCATAGGGGGTAAAAGAATAATTAAATTTGATATGAGGACACCAGAACCAGTAGAAGTAGGTACTGATAGCAATGGTGTCTTTGAATTTGTAATTGAAACAGTAATTTATTATGAAAGGTAGGTAATGAAGTATGGCATTTAGTGGAGTATTTCCAGTATATAATTTAAAGTTTAAAATTGGTACAAAAGGTAAGGAAAGTACAGCACCGACAGATATGGCTGTAATAAAAGATATGGAGACATTCTCTCTTAGTATTGATGGTACTGTTGAGGAATGGACACCAATGGATACAGCAGGGTGGGCAAGAGCATTAATGACAGGTAAAAAATTTAGTGTAGGACTTAATGGGAAAAGACATGTAGGTGATCCAGGTAATGATTATGTAGCAGAGACAGCTTGGAAGGATGGATTAGACTGTAGTACAAAAGGAGAAATAGAGTTCCCAGATGGTGCTAAGTTAACATATGACTGTGTTATAAATGTTAAGAACGTAGGTGGTGGAGATAGTACGAATGTTGCACCACTTGAATTTGAAATGCAAGGTGATGGTAAACCAGTCTATACACCAGCACCAGTAATACCATAATAGTATAAAAAATAAGGGAGGATTAATACAATGGCAAGAGTATATGATATTATTAATCGGTTAGAAAATGGTAATCAAAAACCAGTAGTAAGAGTAGATTTAGAGCATGAGTTTAAAATAAATAATAGCAAAGCTGCAGCATTTAAGATTATGGCTATATCAGAAGATGAAAAGATTAAAGATGATGAAAGGCTAGAAAATATAGTTAAAATAGCCTTAGGAAAAGAGGCATTTGATTATATTGAAAGTCTAGATTTAAGTATGCCTAATTATAGTACTATAGTTAATGTAATAATGGCAGCTATAGGTGATGTGGATTTAGAAGAGGTTGAAAAAGAGGCACAGAAAACAAAGAAAAATCCCAGAAAATAAATGGTATGATTTATTTGAGGACTTTGATTTAATTGAAGCAAGTTTTGCAATGCAGTACAACATAAGACTTAGAAGTGATGATATGACATGGAGTGAGTTTTCAGCATTGCTAAAAGGCATAATGCCAAAAACTCCTTTAGGTCAAATTGTTTCAATTAGAAGTGAAGAAAATAAGGAAATGCTTAAGAATTTTACTGAAGAGCAACATAACATAAGAAATGATTGGAAAAATAGAAATAATCCAATTAAAGACATGTCTAATGAAGAGAAGGAGGAAGAAGTAAGAAGAGTACAAGAAATATTTGCAAAAGCTTTTGGATAGTATATACTTAAATTAACAAAATTGTTAGTGAGGGGTATATGTCATGCAAGATAGAAGTTATAAAGTACAATTTTTACTTTGTGTATTTGGAGGAATATTTGGACTGCATAAATTTTATGAAAGAAAATATTCTCAAGGAATATTATATTTTCTAACTCTTGGATTATTTATTTTTGGATGGATTATAGATATATTTAAACTATTCCCATATGCATTTGTTTATAGTGCAGATCAAATAGAAGAGTATGAAGCATTGAAAATAGAAAGAATAAAAGAAAAAGAAATTAAAAAACAAGAGAAGAAAAAAGAAAAAGCCGAGATGAATAGAGTCAGAGCCGAACAATTTATTCAAGAGCGTAAAGATGAGGTTGACAGAATAAAAACTATGAAAAAGCAAGGAGTAGTTTTCTGCCCTAAATGTCATAGTACAAGCATAACAGCTCAAAATAAAAGATTAAGCATAGGAAGAGCTGCTGTAGGTGGTGTATTACTTGGGGGAACAGGTGCAGTTCTTGGAGGATTAAGTAGTAAAAAAATCAAGAAAGTTTGTCTTAATTGTGGGCATAAATGGAGTTAAAACATAGAAGGCACTTAGATTAAAATCTAAGTGTTTTTTTAATGCAAGAAAGGAGGGAATACATGAGTGATAGCGTAGGAAAAATTAGTTTAGATTTAGAGGTTAAAAGTGATTTAGGAAAGCAAATAAGCTCTATGAGTGGACTTATAGCTAAGAATTTAAAAACATCATTAAATGCAGGTACAAAAACTATGTTCGATGGAATGAAAAAGAGTGCTAATGACGGAGTTAAGTCTTTAGATTCTGGTGTGAAATCTACTTTGAAAAGAATGAAAAACAATCTTAAAAACACAATGAAATCTGTTTTTGAATCAATGAAAGAAGTAAAGATGCCACCTATAAAATTTCCTAAGATGGGTGTAATGAAACCTAAGAATATTAATATTCCAAAAGCAAATACTAGAAGAGGTCCACCGGAAGACATTGAAAAACTAAAGGATATGAAAATAGGTAAAGTTCAAACATTAGATATAACGGATAGGCAAATAGATAATTTAAGAAATAAACTAAAAGCTCTTAATGATCAACTCGATAATACTTTTAATACAAAGGGTAGAAATAAGTTAGAGGGAACCATATTATCGACTGAAGCTAGAATGAATTCCTTAATTGAAAAATCAATAAAGTTAGGAGCAGAAATAACAGAATTAGACTCAAAAATAATGGGGACAGGTACAAAATCAAAGGGTATAGGTATTGCATCTCAAAACATAAGTAAATTAGGAAGAAATGCGGATGGAGCTAAGGAAAGGATTGGTAGACTGTCAAGCTCATTAACTCAACTTGGGTTTGGAGCAAAAAGAACATCAGGCCATTTAGGTGGTACAAATAGTCAATTAAAAATGATTATAAGGTCTATGGTTACGTGGGGAATGATATTCCCATTAGTCATTAGGGGTATAACAGCAATGGCCACATCATTAGGTCAATCACTTATGACTAATCAACAGTTTGCTAATTCATTAGCTCAAATAAAATCTAACTTAATGGTTGCATTTACACCAATATTTAATGCTATACTTCCAGCATTAAATGCCTTAATGAGTGCATTAGCTACTGCAACAACCTATATTGCAAGCTTTATATCTGCTATATTTGGGAAAACATATCAACAAAGTGCACAAGCAACTAAGAGCCTAATAGGAGCTAAAGCAGCTATGGGGGCTTATGGTAATGCTACAGAAAAGGCTGGTAAACAAGCTAAAAAGGCTCAGGGTAGTTTAATGGGATTTGATGAAATAAATTCATTAAATATGGATAATGGTACTGATGATGCTGATGGTGGAAGTGGTGGAGGTGGCGGGGATGATATACCGACTTTAGTAGCACCACCACTTGATATAGCTCCAGTAGATAGCGCAATGGCTGAATTAGCTCAGAAGGTTAAAAAGGTATTTGCGACAATATTTCAGCCATTTAAAAATGCTTGGGCAAAAGATGGAGCTAGTGTAATGGCCGAAGTTAAAAGAGCTGTTGAGGCTACAAAAGATACATTCAAAAACTTTTATAATGTTTTAGCAACTCCACCTGTTCAGCTGTTTATAGAGAATATTGCAAGAATAGGATTATCTTTAATTAAATTAGCACTAAGTATTTATAGAGAGTTTATATTACCTATAATAAACTGGTTTATAGATATTCTACCTGGAGCAGCCAATGGACTAAATCCTATTTTGGATGCAGTAAGAAGATTTATTGACTACTTAGCATCTAATGGAGAATTACTTAGATGGATTTGTAGTTTGATATTAGGACTTGTAGTAGCATTTAAATCTTTTAGTATAGTTAGTGGAATTATAGGATTGATTCAAGGTTTTATTGGGGTAGTACAGCTAGTGGGGGCTGTAGTAGCTGGAACTGTATCATTAGGAGTAGGTGGAATAGCTATAATTATAGCAGGTATAATTGGATTAATAGCTATGTTCGTAGCTTTATATGCAAGCAGTGAAAGTTTTAGAAATAAGGTTAATGAAATATGTTCTACTATAATGGAGTTTTTAGCGCCAGCATTTGAATTTTTAAAAGAAAAAGCATTGGACGTATGGAATAATGCATTAGTACCATTTGGAGCTTTTCTAGTGGATTTATGGAAAACTGTATTAGAGCCTCTAGCTAAGATAATAGGAGAGATTTTAGTAATAGCTTTCCAAGCTGTAATGGATATTGCCAAGAGCTTATGGGAAAATGTATTAAAACCTTTAGCAAGTTTTATAGTAGACATATTTATAAAAGCTATACAGGGTATAATTGATATCTATAATGCCTGGAAACCGGTTATACAAGCCATTATAGATATAATAAAGTTTTTATGGAACAATGTGCTAAAACCTTTTGTTAAATTTATTGTAGATGTATTTTTAAGTTGTTTTACAAATACATTTAAGGCTATAGGAAGTTTAATAGATGGACTAAAAAAAATATTAAGTGGAGTTATAGACTTTATTGTCGGAGTGTTTACAGGAAATTGGAGTAGGGCCTGGGATGGTATTAAGCAAATATTTAGTGGTGTATGGGATATTATAACGGGAATCTTAAAAGCCTTTGATAATTTCTTAAATTATATATTTACAGCAGATTGGTCTAAAGGTTTTGGAGTATTAGGACATATATTAAATGGATTCTTTGCTTCTGTAAGGCAAATATGGAATGGGATAAAACAAGTATTTACGGGTATAGTTAACTTCATATCTGGAGTATTTACAGGAAACTGGTCAAAAGCATGGACAGGTGTAAAACAAATATTTAAAGGTATTTGGGATACATTTGTAGGTATTGCAAAGTCACCAATAAACATGATAGTAGGACTCATAAACGGAATGATCAGTGCTATTAATGTGGCTATAAGAGGAATTAATAAATTGAAGTGGGACGTACCAGATTGGGTACCACTTATCGGAGGACAACATTGGGGATTTAATATATCTGAAATAGGAAGTGTACCTTATCTTGCTAAAGGTGGGGTAATAGATAGTCCAACTTTAGCTATGGTTGGTGAAGCAGGTCGTGAAGCAGTTGTTCCATTAGAAAATAACACGGGATGGAAAGATGAAATAGGAAGTATGGTAGCTAATGCAGTATTATCAGCTATGCAATTTAGTGGAGGCTCTTCAAATAGTAATTCAAATAATGGTGATATTATTCTTCAGATAGATGGTACAACCTTTGCTAGAGTTATTAATCCATATGCTGCTAAAGAAAACCAAAGGTTAGGTAATAGTATGGTAATTAAAACAGTATAGGAGTGGTTAGAATGGCACTTATAAAAATAAATGGGGTGGAAATTCCCACTCCTAGTGAGTATTCTACTGGAATACAAGATATTTCTAATGCAGAAAGAAATGCTAATGGGACTATGATAATAGAGCGTATAGCAACTAAAAGAAAAATAGAAATGTCCTGGGGCGTACTTACAAGAGAAGAAACTAATGTATTATTAAATGCTGTAAGTCCAGTATTTTTTAATGTAGAATATATTGATCCTCAAGAGGGGAATCTTAAAACTGGAACATTTTATTGTGGTGACAGAGGAGTACCAATGCTTACATTTGAAAAAGGTATTCCTAAATATAAAAATGTTAAATTTAATATTATAGAGAGGTAGGTGCTATTTTTGAAGTTTGTAAGTGATAAATTTAAACAAGCTATAGTAGCACCTTCTCGTATGTGTAAAATGAGAGTAACATTTGATATTAGTGATACTACTGCTAATGGAGATATAAGTAATGTAATTACTACAACAGAATTTAATTTAAGTGATAAGCAGCAGATGTTTAACAAGGAAAGAGAAAGCTCCTACAAGTTGGCCACATGGGAAAAAGATAGATGGCTACTTGATGGGAGTTTTATTATTCCATCAACAACCCCAGGTACCAATGGGGAGATGGGATGGTGGAGTAATACTATTTGTGATGATAACAATATGTTTACTATATCTGAGGACATAGAAATTAGTTTTAACAATGCTCATAGCTCTATGGGACTTACAATAACTTTTGATACTCTTTGTAATGAATATGCAGTAGATTTTGATATAGTTGCTTATGGGGAAGATAATAACCATATAAGCACTGTAAATATAACTAATAATACGAAAGCTAGATTTATTATAGAGACACCTCTTTATTTATATAAAAAGATTGTGATAAAAATAAAAAAATGGTGTAAACCATACAGTAGAGCTAAAGTATACGAGATAGATTTTGGCGTAGTTAGAGTTTATGATGACAGTAATTTAATTAACGCAAACTTAATTGAAGAAATTGACCTTACAAGTTCTAATGTAATTCCAAGTGAGTTTAAATTTGTAGTTTACAATGAGAATAGAGAGTTTAATATTTTAAAGCCTACTGGTTTTTATAGATTTTTACAAGAAAGGCAGCAAGTAATTGTAGAATTAGGAGCAGACATTACTAATGGCTTTGATTACTGCAGAGTAGGAACTTACTGGCTTAAGGAATGGCAAAGTGATGAAGGAGCCATGACAGTTACATTTACCGCTAGAAATATAGTTGATTTGCTTGATAGTGATGATTATGAAAATTTAGTATCTAGTAATACTAACTTAAAAGCACTAGCAATAGCAATTCTAAATAAGGCAGGAGTTATTGAGTATGAAATAGATGAAGCCTTAACAACTATTACTACAACTGGACTTATAGAGAAAACTTCTTGTAGGAGTGCTTTGCAGATGGTGGCTATAGCTGGAAGATGCAATATATATGTAATAAACAATAAATTATACGTTAAACAAATAAAGATTGATTTAAATAAATCTAGTGGGATTATAGACATGGATAACATGTATAAAGAGCCACAGATTAGTTTAGAGCCTTTAGTTAAGACAGTAACAGTTAAATACTATACTGACTTAGAAACTAGTTTAGAGACAATATGCACTAATAGTGTTGTAAAAAGTGGAGATAGCCTTAAAGTTGAAGATAATACCCTAATATCCAATATAGACATAGCTAAAGATGTAGGGAATTGGATTATAGGTATTAAGAATTTAAGAGCTAAATATGAAGCAAATTGGAGACAAAATCCTGCTATGGATCTACTTGATGTTATAGATATAGAAAATGCTTATGAAACCAATAAAGCAATAATAACCAAGCAAGAATATGAGTATCAGGGATACTTAAAAGGAAAGTCTACACTGATTGGAGGGATTAATATTGTCACCTAGCATATTAATTCCAAGTATAGATAGTGTAACTATAATTCCTAATCCTGTTAATGCAAATACAAGTTTTCTTATAGCTATATCTGTAAGTGAATATGAAAAAGTATTAGAATCCTCTACACCTTTGTGTGGAACAATGAAGGTAGGAGAAGAAATAATTATATAAGGAGGTAGATAAGATGGCAATAAGTACAGTTAAAGTGCAGATTAATGGGACCTGGTATAACCTTAATTATAATTCTACAACTGGCAAGTATGAAGCTGCGATAACGGCACCTAATATTACTAGTTACAATGTTAATAGTGGACATTATTACCCTGTTACAGTGCAAGCTATGAATACAGCAGGGACAAGTACTACTATTAATGATAGTGATGCGAGTTTAGGAAATAGTCTAAAACTTAAAGTTAAAGAAAAAGTTAAGCCTACAATAGCAATTACTAGTCCAGGTAATGAGGCCTATGTAGTTAATAGTAAACAACCTATAGTGTTCCAATTACGTGATGAAACGAATGGTTCAGGGATAGATTTAAGCACTTTAAGTCTACAAATAGATAGTGGAACATTAATTAAAAATGGAAGTTCCGGTTTAGTTTGTACAGCAGTAACTGGAGGATATAATTGCACGTATACACCACCTACTGCTCTTTCAGATGGAAGCCATACAGTAAAAATTAATGTTAATGATTATGATAGCAATGTTGCAGCGCAGGTTATAAGAACCTATACAATAGATACAGTTCCACCAGTGCTTAATATAAGCAATCCAGGTAATGGATTTATAACTAATACTGCTGCTTTAGTTGTTCAAGGGACTACCAATGATATTACATCTACTGCAGTTACAGTTACCATAAAATTAAATGGTGTAGACCAAGGAACGGTGACCGTAAGTGGTGGTACATTTAGCAAGGCTATTACACTTGCGAATGGATCTAACACAATAGTAATTGCAGCTACAGATGCAGCAGGAAAGAGTACTACCGTAACAATAACAGGAACATTAGACACAAGTGCTCCAGTTATAGGAAGCGTAAGTATAATACCTAACCCAGTAGACACAGAAGGTAGTGTTATTATTTCTGTGGAGGTAACAGGATAATGCAAGAGCAAGTATCGGTTTCCTTGGGAAGTGATATTAATTATGTCTATGGTACCGTTAATGAAGTTGAAGCAACATTTAGCCTAACAGCGCCGAATACCTGGAGTGCTACTGTAGATAAGTCTATGAATGGCAAATATGAGATAAGTATAACTGCATATAACAGTTTAGGCACTGCTACAACTTATAATACTGTAGTTTATAGTTTAGATGTATTGATAACCCCAAAAACAGATTGGACAATGTACGACGTATACAATATTGAAGATTTAAACAGGGTTGAAGCTAATATACAGAAAACAATACAGGAATTGCAATGGCTTTGTAATACAGCAGCAATAGGAGAAACTAAAGTTGATAGAACTTATTTAGACTTAGAGTTTGCAACAAGTCTAAATAGGATTGAAAGCAATATACAAGCTCTTAAGCAACAGTTTTACACTCCTATGGGATGGATACCTACTAAAACTAATTGGAAAGCATTAGATAACTTTAGTTATGTAGATGCTAATAGGTTAGAGATAAATATAAAATTGCTATACGACATGATCCAAGCTGCTAAAGAAAGTATACAGTATTGTGGAACTATAGCTTGCGGTGATAACACTAGAATATTTTAGAAAGGATTGATTGAATGGCTTATACAAAAACAGTTTGGAAAGATAGGGTTGTACAAAATCCTAGAACTTATACAAAGACAGATAATGCAGACGGAAGCATTACATTAACACCCAAGCCTGGAGTTATAACAGAAGAAGGTACTCCAATTAGTGCAGCAAATATGAATAGATTAGAGGAAGGAGTAGAAAGTGCAGCTATAATTGAGGACAGCATTACAGGAAGCCAATATGTATGGGGAATTGAAAATGGAGCAGTGTTTTTAGAAAGGGTGGTGAAATAGATGAGTGATAGAATTTATCTTGGAGCCTTGTTGGATATAAATAAAGAACAGTATTTACCTATCATGGCAGAGCAATATAATAAACTAAATGGATTCACTGTAGGTACTGGTTGCATTACAAAATTTGATGATACTCATATAATTTCTTCTGATGCTAATAATTTATATATTAGAGATAGTTACACACTGGAACTCGTGAAACAAATACCAACAATAAAACCAATTTATCATGGTACAAGATACCCATTTGTAATAAATGCATCTGGCGATAAAATATATCACATGCATAGACTAAATGAAGACATATATGTATGCATATATGATTTAATTAGCAATACATGGAGTACTCATGCAGTATCTTTTGGACCTGTAAGTTATACAGCTTTCACCAATATGCAATGGTTATATTTAGATGATGACTATATATATGTTTATTCTGGTTATTTTTACTTAACAAAAATCTCGCTGACCGATTTTAGCGTAGTTGCATATAAACCTGTTGCGGGTGATTTTTCTCAAAATAGAGTTACTTTCGACGGTACGTATTTTTATGTAGCAGTAGTTATAGATAATGCCTCTTATATTCAAAAATTGGATAAAAATACTTTTACTCCATTAGCTACTTCTAGTCTATTACTGAAAGGTACTAGTTCATATCCAGCCAAACCAAAGAATATGTATTACCACAATGGCTTTGTATATATGGTAGACGGAACAGCAACTAGTGCAAATAATATATATAAAGTTGATGCTGTCACTCTTTTATTGGTAGCTGCATTCCCTAATATTCAACCTACTCAGGGGGTGCAATCATTTTATGTGGATGAAGATAGTAGATTATTTGGAGTATCAGGTGCTTATTTACAAGAATATGATATTAATACCCTTTCAGTTCTTATGCATTTAGTGCTAGAAGATAATACAGAACACCAACAGTTATTTAGCTATCCCAAGGGAGGAACCCTTCTCTATGCAAGCTCTTTAGCAGCCACACAGTACGAAAGAAGTTATACTATACAATCATATAAAAAATTAAAGGAGAGTGTTATATAATGATTTATTTATTCGAAAATCCTAATAATAATGCAAGTATTGTTTTTGCTGAAGAAACCTTAACAGGAATGGAAAAGGCAAAAGGAATAGCAATAGAGGAACTACCTATAGCAGATGAAATAGAAGGAAAAACACCTGTATTAAAATGCAAAAAATCTACAGGTGAAGTGTGGTGGGAGTATATTGAAAACTCTGTTGATGAAATAGCAATGCTAAAACAACAAATCAATGATTTAAATATAGCTTTGGCTAACATAATGGGGGTGTAATATATGCCAAGTTGGAAAAAGAATATATTTGTAAATGCAATTAAAGCAAGAATGGAATTAGAGAGTAGAACTTCTGAAGATATAATCCAAGAGTATACTAAGCTTACAGAAGAAGAAAAAATAGAGATATTAGCAGGGACAAAATAAGTAGAGCCATAAGGCTTTTTTTTATTTTGGACAAATTACCAATAGAATTATATTACGAAGTAACATAAAGGCATTAGATTAATTTCTAGTGTCTTTTATTTTTCAAAAAATGATGTATGAAACTAGGCTTGTCCATATCTAATGGATTATATTTCTATACATTAAATTAACAGTAGGGTGAATACTATAGATAGATTATTATTTACAAAATCGTAATCTTATCTTACTTCTAGTATGCTAAAAATATTAAATAAATATACTACTTATTTTAATATTTTTTAATTATTTTTTTAAAAAGTTTAATGTCTAAAATTATTATGGCATTTAAAATGTTTTTTATACTATATATTCAGGAGGTGCTTTGTGGAAAATGAAATTATGACATATTTAATATCTAATGCAAGCTTTGGAGCTTTATTTGTATGGTTACTTTGGGATACAAGAAAGGATAGTAAACAGAGAGAAGAAAAGTACCAAAATACTATAGATAAGCTTGCAGATAAGATTGCTATAGTACATGAGATAAAAGAGGATGTAGAAGATATTAAAAATAAAATATTTAAATAAGGAAGGTGTAAAACATGGAATTTATTAATTATATTACAGAAAATGCTTTAATACTCATACCAGTACTTTATATTATAGGAATGATACTAAAGGATACTAACAAGGTAAAAGATAAGTATATACCATTGATATTATTACCTATAGGTATATGTTTATCTATGGCACTAATGGGAGTTGGTATAAATGCTATAATTCAAGGAATTTTAGTAGTTGGTGTTAGTGTTTATACTAATCAACTTGTGAAACAAATCAATAAGTAGTTTGAAGAGTGAGGGAAACCTTGCTCTTTTATTTTATCTAATTTTAAGGAGGAATAGATTATGAAGTTAAAAGGTATAGACGTATCACATCACCAAGGCAAAATAGATTGGGATAAGGTTAAAAGTCAGATAGATTATGCAATTTTATCTATTGGTTACGGGGATAATATCACATCACAAGACGATAAACAATTTCACAGAAACGCTAAAGAATGTACAAGACTAGGAATACCATTCGGAGTTTATATTTATTCTTATGCTATGAACACTAAACAAGCCAAGTCTGAGGCAGATCACGTGCTAAGACTGATAAAAGGATATAAATTAAAATATCCAATTTATTATGATTTAGAGGATGCAGGAACTACAGGGAAGTGCTCTAATAAACTTATAGCAGATATGGCGGAGGTATTTTGCAATGCTATAGAAAAGGCTGGTTATTGGGCTGGTATTTATGCAAATACATCATGGTTTACTAACAAATTAACAGATGCTAGATTTAATAAGTGGGTTAAGTGGGTGGCACAATATAATACAACTTGTACTTATAAGCGTAAACATGATATGTGGCAATATGCTAGTGATGGAAGAGTAAATGGTATTAGTGGGAATGTAGATATGAACTATTGCTATGTTGATTATCCTGGATTAATTAATCCTAAAGCTAATATAACTAAGCCTTCTAAACCAAAACCTAGTACAGATAGCAAAGAGGAAAAGAAAATGGATTATATTATACAATATTCAAATGCAGTAGACCAAAATATTGCGGAGGTAATGGCTGATAGGCTTAACTGTCCTACAATTAATTGTTTAAGACCATATGCACATTATGGACAATATAAAACAGTTATTGCAGTAGGAGAGGCTAAGAATAAGAGTGGTCATACAAATGTACTTATTCAGGGGAAAAATAGACAGGAAACGCTGGATAAAGCTATAGCTTATTGCAAGAGTTTAGGGAGATAGATTTAGAGGGTAGTAAGGGTAATTACTTACTATCTTTAATTTTTTATTCATAAATTTAGTATTAAATAATATACATATATTAATAAAAAGGGTTTTTTAAAATTATGTCGAATTATATAGCCTATAATATTAGATACAGTGGGGGTAGGCTAAATGAAAGCTAAGATAATATCTTTTATCAATATGAAAGGTGGAGTTGGTAAAACTACACTATGCTTAGGCGTTGGAGAATATTTAGCACATTATGATAATAAGAAAATACTATATATAGATTTAGATCCTCAATTTAATACCACTCAAACATTGATGAATGAGTATAATTTAGAGGAGGTATATTTAACTAATTATTACCAGAGTAAAAATATATGCAAGATTTTTTCTACACCAAACACTATTGCTGAAAAACCAGAGATACCTAAAGCAGAAGAAGTTATTGTAGAATTAGACAACAGTATACATATAGTACCAGGTACAATTAATCTTATTTTTGAAGATAGTAGGGAAAGCGGTAAAATTAGAAGAGTTAAAAAATTTATTGCTGATAATGAGTTAAGAGAAAAATATGATTATATTTTTATAGATTGTCCCCCAACTATATCACTGTATACAGATGCGGCATTAATAGCTTCAGATTACTACTTAGTACCTAATAGGGTAGATAGATATTCAATATTAGGTATTAAGCTATTAAAGCAAGTTATTGATAGATTAAAAAGCGACTTTGATTTAGACATCAAGCCCTTAGGAATTGTCTATACCATGATTACAAATAGTACCCTTAAAACTACTACGCTGAAAGGGAAATTTGAAGAAGATGATATGGTAAAAGAAATTGGATTATTCAATAATTCCACATCATATGTAAATGATTTATTGGTTGGGTATCAAGGAAATATAGCATCAAAGTATAAAAAGTCTAGGGAAGATATAATTGCTTTAAGTATGGAATTCAAAGAAAGGATAGAGAATGATGAAAAATAACGAATATGATGACTATAAAGTTATTCTTGAAAAACTTAATAATGGAAATTTAGATTGTATTAATTTTATGGGCGTTGTAAGTTATGCTATCTATTCAAAGGAAGTTTTCCCGAAAAATAAGGGGATTGTTGAATTTTTAGATACGGTTTTTGGATTAAAATATCTAGATTATGTTATAAAATCTAGAAGCTTAATAACAGCTCGCGTTACAAGGCATATATTATCTTTGGAAGATGATGAGCTAAGAAAATCAGTTCAAAATATAGTAAATTATATTACAAGTATGTACCCAGAAGTAGAAACAAAAAAGGAAAGCAGTAGGAATAATAATAAAAGTGCAAAGAAAAAGAATGCTAATGAAAAACTAGGTACATGGTTGAAAGGATTGTAAGATGATTGAATTAATGCCAAGACCAGAAATGAATGGTTTAAAAGATGATATTAACCAGTTTATAAGTTTGCTTAATAAAGATAAAACACTACCTGATGAAAAAGAACTTAAATATATTAGCAAAGGCATATTATTTCAAAAAAACTTTTTTATTATTAATAGTAAACATAATATACATTATAAAAATTTTATGATATATGACTTGCTACTAATGATGCATACATTAACACAAAACTCAGTTCTTAATTTCTATAATGCATATAGATCATATATTGAAAATTTTATAAGATCTTTTTTAGATATTAAAGATAATGATGAAACTGGTGTAAATGCACTATTTAAGATGTTTAAAGAGAAAACTAAGGATAATCAAAATATGAAAGAAGTCGCTGACTTTATTGATGGTGAATACTCAAAGTCTTGTGATTATATACATAGCAATATTAGAGCTAAGATGAAAATACACTTATACTACATGGATATTGTAAAGTCAGATGAAATGAATGATGCTAAAATATCAAAATTTATAGGGATGGTAAAAACGTTATTAGTAATGACTAATAGATTAGTGCTAATAATGTTTCCTTTAAAAGTAGAGGCTATATATTATAGGAAATATGAGGAACTCGAATATTTAATAGGTTCAAAGATGTTTAAAAAATATAAACCTAATAAGATTGATAGCTGTAAATAA